CATCGCGGCGCAGCAGCGGCCAGTTGCATCCGTTGTCGTCCAGATGCGGATCGCCGACAAACGCCAGCAGATACGGTCCATCGTCGCGCAGAGCAAAGCGCATCCACCGCTTCGCCTCTGCGTTCTCGGCGCGGCGCTCGAAACGCTCGCTCAGTTGCTCGATCAGCTGCTCGACCGGCACATCATCAGCAGGGATCGACGGCGGATCAAAGCGCGGCTTCGGCGTCGCATCGCTGGCGATCCGGTCGTCGGGCGACAAAGACCAGTCGATCTGCCGACCTGCTGCGGCCTCAATCTTTTCGATCGACGCCCTGTCCACGCTCTGCCGCAGCCCTAGCCGGTCCCACGCGACACGCGCGGCGGACCGAGTCCCTGGTCGCGACATCACCCCCATTGGGGTTCCGCCTTCGCGCAGCGCTTGCTCGATAGCATCGATGCGGCGGTGAGCCTCGGCCCGCGAGATCGGCGGCGTCGGCATCAGCGCAGCGGCAGGAATGGCAGGAGCTTGACCAGCAGCGCCGTCACCGCGCCGCTGGCCGCGCCGACAGCTATCAGCACCCGCCAGCCGCCGCCCGCTGCGTCGAGTGCCGAGCGGACAGCCTTGAGGTCTGCGGCCATCGCCTCGACAGATTTGTTGAGCGCGGCGACCTCGGCCTCGAGGCGGCCGAAATCGCGCGGGTCGATGTGATCGCTCATGCTGCGATCTCGGTGACGGTGAGCGAGGAGGCACAGACGCCGCCGAACAATCTCGCACCGTTGTCGCCGTTGAAGGTGAAGGTCGATCCCGCGTTCGATTGCCCGCCGCGCACCTTGAACGTCGTGGCGGACGTCGTGCCGGCGGTCATGTAGTGACTGAACGATATCTCGATCATCGCGTTGGCGCGGTTGATGATGTCATGCCCACCCGCCGCCAGCGCATTCGCGGTGCTGTCCTGGAACAGCGCGACCACCATGTCTCCAAAGGACGAGGCACAGAACACGGTGACGTCGATGCGAAGCTTGTTGCTTGAGTTCGACGGCGTGATCGTGGCCGTCATCAATTCTGCGCCCTCGGTGTTTTGCGGGACGGTGTCGTCATATGGCATCGCCGTCGTGTTCGTGGCGACGGCGCTGCTCGTCGTGTTGACGACCTGGAGAACCTTGCCCGTCGTCACCGTCGCGCGCTTCAGCTTATTGCTGTCGCTTGCGTCGAGGATGAGGATCTGATCGCTGGTCGAGTAGGTCACCGACGCCGGGCTGATGTTCGTCAGCTTCGCGGGCGTCAGCGCGCGCGTGTCGTCGGTGCCGTTGTTGGCCTCTGTCTGCGTCGCGATCTCGATGCGACCGGCGGCGCTTTCGGTGGCGTCCTCGACGCCAAGGTTCGTCCTCGCTGCTGCGGCTGTCGCTGCGCCCGTGCCGCCGTTTGCCAACGAGAGCGGGATCGACGCTGGCCCGCTGGTGATCGTGGAGAGGTTGAGGTGGGTCAACAGATCGTTGAACTTGTCCACCAAATCCGCGAGATCGGGACGCGCCAGTTTCGGGTCGTCCGTCGCGCTGTCGAGGTTCGCTTTTGAGGCGTTCGTCGGTAGCGTCATGCCTGTGGCCCTCGCAGCTCTACATCGATCGTTGCATTGGCAAGTGTACCAGAAGAATTGTACACTTTAAATTCAGCCGCTGGCTCAGAGTTGACGATCTGCGTTTTGCTTATCAACTCCCACGACCAGCCCGCGCCGACGTTCTGAAGCGCCAGGATGCGGGCGGTCGAGATCGCCGCCAGCTGGCCCCTCGCGCCGATCTTGAAATGACCCGCCGCGACCGAAGAGAACCACGACGCCGTCTCGGTCGCCGTGTTCACGTCTTCATAGGTATCGGTGTAGCTGCTGGACGAGATGATGGTCGTCAGGCCAGACAGGACCGGCGTCGTGTCTGAGACGCTCGCGCGGATCTGGACGTAGCGTTTGCCTTCGACCAGCGCCAGCGCGACCCAGGAGCCGGTTACGGTGCCGTCGGCTTGAGTGCCCGTTTTCATCTCCAGCGTCACCGTGCCGTTCGCCGTCGCCGTCACCAGCGGCGTGAAGTTCACATCGGCTCCGAGATCGAGCACAGGCGTCTCGTAACGGATCGGGCTGTTGTTCGTCAGGATGTTGTCCCAGGTCGCGGGCAGCGACGACCAGGCGCTCGGGAGGTTCGACCAGTTCTGCGAGGACGTCGCGTGGAGCGCGTTATCGCGGTCGAGGAAGCACGACGTCTTCGTCCCCGGCCATACAAGCGACTGTTCGATCCGCTGTAGCAACACATCGCGCAGAGGCGGATCGCCGAGCACCGCAGACGCGATGAAGCGCGCGTCGGTGCTTTCGTTCCCGCTGCTGTCCACCGTCTTGATCGCGAACCAGTATGTCCCGCTCGCGAGATCCGCCGTCTCGTAGGGCGACGAGATGAGCAGCCCTTCGTGCAGCGCCGTCATCGAGGACCAGTCGGTCGTGCTGCTGGTCTTGTAGCGGATGCGGTAGCCGCCGCCGCTGCGAACATCCGCCGGAAGGCTCGCCAGCGACCATGTGAAACGGCGCGTGCCGTCCGCAATACGCGCGACCTGGAACGTGTCGGGACGCGGCGGCGGCGCGCTCTTGCCTTCGACAACATGGCCGGTGACGGCGACCCAGCCCGACACCACGCCGAGGCCCGAGATCGATCGGACGCGCACATCGTAGGCCGTGCCGTCCTCGACCGGCGCGACGTAGCCGACCGAGACCGAGGCCGAGGACAGCACGCTGTCCCAGTCGGCCTCGGCGGACTTCTTCCAAGCTAGCTCGTAATTCGCGACGCGCGCATCGCTCGGCGCGGTCCATGTGGCCTTGATGCGGCTGATGACCGATCCCTCGGCCAGCTGAAGGATCTCGGCGTCGCCGCTCGCGAGGACTAGCGATGTCGGCGCGGATACGCTGAACGGATTGGGAAGATCGGTGTCCGGCGCGGGATCGACTTCTTCCTCGTCGGTGCCCGCCGTCCAGTCGTAGATGGTCGAGGCGGTCTCGCGCAGATCGAGATCGACGCCGAGACTGCCGTCGCCGTCCGCGACAAAGCGGAGGCCAGTGACTTCAAACGGCTTCGCCGTCCAGCCCATGCGCGTGTTCGTCAGGCCGACCACATCGCCAGGAACGAGGCGATACGCCGTCAACTTCGCGGCCAGCTGCACGCTGATCTGCTGCCGCGCCTTTCGCAGTTCGATGCGCGCGATGCGCTGCGCGGTCGCCGCGCTGGTCGTGAACGGAAGATCGATATCGCGCCAGAGCTTCTCGCCGCCGTCGTCGGAGACGTAGGTGGCATTCGTGACCGGCGGGAAATCGCTAGCTTGCCACTTGTTGTCGGGGCTGACGAAGGTTCCCTTGACGCCGTTCGCCAAGTCGCGACGGCTCAAGCGCGACGACACGCGGATTGGCCCGCGCAGATCGGCCTCGGTCAGCGTGATGGTCGGTGCGGTGTATGCGCCCGCGAAGATCGACCATGTCCCGCCGACAAGCGACGCGCGGCCCGCCATCGCGCCTGTCATCGATGCGATGATGTCGCGCGGGCGCTGCGACGTGTCGAACGTACCGTTCATGGTGTATCTGTCTTCGGTCCCGCCCGCCGCGAGCGTGACGTTCTCGTCGCAGATGTTCGCGGCGGCGATCAGATCGGCCTCATCGATGCGCGTTGCATAATCCACGCCGAGACCGCGTATCGGGTCGGTCAGGTAATCGGCCAGGCAAAGCGCCGCGTTGGCGCTCCAGGCGGTCGTGGACGTGCGCGGGTCGTAGACCTTCTTCCCCTTCAGCACCGCCGTGATATTCGGGATGCCGCTCGCGAATAGGTCGGAATTGTGCGTCAAGCGAACGTAGATGCACGCGCGACCACGCTGGCGGTGGTCGGCAGTCCACTTGTCGCTGGCTTCGGTGATGAGATCCGCGAAGGCCGTCTGCCCATCGGTGCCGAGCTTCTTCTGCACTCGGACATACCCGGCATACTTGCCGGTCGCTTCGCCCGCGCCGTCCAGCGGCACGATCTCGTCGTCGAAGTAGATGTCGCCGATCTCCTCAACCTCGTGACCGGCGAGCGTGATGATGAGGTGCAGCTTGGAATTGCTGTCGGTGGTGTGGAGGAAGGTGATAGCGCCGCCGGTCCGCACCTGACCATAGACCACGCGCCACGGCGTAATCGGCTCGCGCACGGTCTGCGTGCGTTGAGCGCCGGCAAAGGGGTCGGAGAGTTTCGGAAGCTTCGGGCGGAAGATCGATCCGGCAAGAGCGGAAATGGTGATTGAAACGACGATGTTGACGGCAAACGCCACAACCGTCGCGACCGTTCCTGTCAGGCCGATTGCGGCAACGACGGCGGCCCCAACAAACGGCATCAGACGCCCCAGGCAGCGACGATACAGCGCGACGGCATCATCAGTAGCCCCGATTGCGAAAGGCACGCCACACGCGCGCCCGCCACGATCCCGGTGGCTTCGGTCTCGCCGTAGTCGGTCGTGACGAGCACGACGTCGCCGCGCTTCGCCATGAGGACGTTGTTCATCGCTGGCCCGAGAGCCTTGCTCCACACCGCGCGCAGCCCGCCGCCGGACAGCGCGAGCATGGTGGCGCGCGCGCCCTCCTCGTCGGTGTATTGGCCGCGATAGAGCGCGACGGGATCGACGTCTGTCATCGCAAGCACGCAGTCGCCAGCGAAGAGACCGCAATCATGCACGCCCCACTCGAACGGCTTGTCGCGCGCATCCTCGAGCGCGGCGGCTAGCCTCGACGGCCAATCTTCGCGGCGTGCGATCATCAGCGGCCCCATGTGATTTGCGCGTCCTGTAGGCTCGCAACATACGCGAAACCGAGGTCGCCGGGGTAATCTATCGCCTGATCCTCGGGCGTGTAGCGGCGTTCGCGGGCGCGCTCCAGGTCGATCAGTTCGCTCTCGTAGCTGATGGCGATTGTCGCGGTGTCTTCGCCGTCCTCGATAGCCGGGACGTCCAGTCGACCTTCAAACTGTAGCACCGGGTCCGCCACGACTGAGCCGCCGGAGAAGAAGGCGAGGTAGACGCGGCCCGTCTTGCCGGATCGCGCGTCACCAAGCGCAGCGGCGAGCAGATCGGACGGCACGCCTGAGAGCGTCACCGTCAGGCCCGAGGCGCGGATCTCGGCCGTCTCATCGATAGCGGAGATGCCGAGCAGCGTGCCGACGCCAGACCATGTTTTGCTGTCCCACGACAGGTTCCCGATGCCGCTCCAGAGCCGGACCCAGCCGCTCTCGAACTCGCCCTCGAACAAAATGCCGACTTCGACCGACGCGGCCTGTAGCTGCGTGATGACGGATGCGGTGAGGTCGCGGGACATCAGATCGCCTCCACCGCGCCGAAGGTGATGCCGTAGACCGTGGCTTCGTTCACGTTCCACTCACTGTCATTCGACGCGAGGCGGAACAGTCCAACGGTGTTTGACGTAACCACCACCGCGTTGTCCGCAGGGCTCTCGCGCAGCCTCGGCCAGATATCGAGCGTCATGGCTCCCGCAGCAGCGGTGGCATCGGCCAGCACCTTGTAAAGCCGCGCGCCGCCGCCCGTACCGACTTGAAAATAGTCGCCACGCTTGGCGGTGGCTCCCGCCGAAAAGCCGTCGATGGTCAACGTTTCGCCAGTCTGCCCTGCGCCGCTCACCAGCGGCGTGCCAGCCCATGTCCCGCGCGGTGACGTCGCCGCAGGGTCGCCGAGCAGGAACGTGCCGAACCGGCCTTTCATCGAGACCAGAAAGCCAATCCATTCTTCTGCGTCGGCGCGCTTCATCGGCGGGAGCGTCACATCCGCCTCCCACCACGCGCCTTGATGGCGAACCAGCTGCTGCTGGCCGGTGAACGGGCTAACGCTCGCTCCGACAACATTGCGCGCGCGGATCGAGATTGACCGGATGCCGGTGGTCGGGATCGAGAGTGGATAGGTGATCGCCATGCTCAAGTTCCCATTGCAGAGGCGAACGATCCGCCGCGCATGCGCGCGTCTGCCACCGCATCAACGGTCTGCCGTTTGATGGCTGGCATAAGCGCGGCGATCTCGGCGCGCACGGTCTGGGCCACGCCGGTCGAGATGTTGATGGTCTGATTGACCGTCACGCCACCGCCCATCGACGCGCCGTTTGGTACAACGGTGCCGTTGCCCGCCGGCACGAACACCTCGGGGCCTTCCTCGCCGACAATGATCGGGCGCCCGCCCGTCACCGTTCCACCGTCAGCAAAGCCGGGGAGGCCAAGATCGGTCGGCGACATCGCCCAGCTTGGCGTCGCAGCTGGGCCAAACAGGCCGCCGAGGAAGCTTGAGGCCAGTCCAGCAAGTGGCGTCGTGACGGTCTGACGCAGCACCAGGCGCGCAAGATCCTGCGCGATGCCGCCGAGCACGTTGCGAAAGCTTTGTCCCTTGACGATGGCGTCCTCGAATGCCGACTCAAACGTCAGGCCGAGATCGCGCGCGATGTCGCGCGTGCCGCTTGTGGTCTGGTTCAGCCTATTCCACGCCTGGTCCGCCGCCGCAGCGTATTCCTCATGCGTCAGGCGACCGGTCATCAGCAGTTCGTTGAGCCGCTCCAGTTCTTCGGCGTATGCCACCGTCGGGTCAAGCTGCGCGCGGATGCGGCGTGCTTGCTCGTCCAGCGCCTGAGCGTGGCGATCAACCGAGACCTTGGCCTTGTCCAGTTCGTCGGCGGCGCGATTGACGAGCGCAGTGTATCGCTCCTGGTCGATGCTGCCCGCTTGGAGCGCGAGGCCGAGATAGGTCAGGCGGCTCTCATATTCGCGCGTCGCGCGTGCGGCAGGATCGAGTCCTTCGATGACGGACTGGATTGTGGCTTGTGTCGCGATCTCAGTCGCGCGTGCCTCTTCCTCGGCCTTGCGCGCGGCTTCTTCGCGAAGCTGGATCAACTCAGCGATGCCCTGGCCGGTCGCGTTGTAGGCGTCGTCGGAGTAAAGCAACGCCACCGCATTGGCTTGCTCGGCCCTTGTCAGTTCCTCCAGCTTCTTCGTCAACTCGGCGATCTTTTGAGCGGCGCGGCCCGCCGCCACCGCCGATCCCTCAAGCCCGACCCCTAGGTCGCCCATCATGCCGCCGCCACCGCTTGTCTGCGTCGGCATGCCCGCCTGAAGCTGCGCTATCTCACGTTGCAGGTTCGCAATCTCAAGCCCTGCCGTGAGGCGCGGTGTCGGCGCGGTGATCTTCGCCGTCTCTTTGTTCAACCGCTCGATCTCGTCCGTCATGTCGGAGATGGCGTTGCGCGTTTCTTTCGCCGCATCTCCCGCTTCGTACAGTTTGTAGGCAATAGCTCCGATGCCGAGCGCTGCGCCGGCAATGGCCCCGCCGGTTCCGAACATTGTCAGGAATTGTGAGCCCTGCTGCACGAATGCAGTCATGGCCGAGCCGCCAGCGGCGACCTGAGACGCAAAGTCGCCGACCTGATATCCGGCCTGTTGCGCCACTCGCCCGACCTGCGCGCCCATGCGGGCGGCAGTGCTTTCAGTGTCTCGCAGCCGCTTGTTGACCCGGTCAAATGCGGGCGCGGTTTGATCCTCGGCCTCAATCTTTAGTTGAAGCGGCGGAACAGCCATCACCTTTTCTCCCGCCGGATGCGCTCGTAGGCGATCCAGCCGCGATACTCATCGACCGTCATCGACAGAACGTCGGCGACGCGCATATGGAGCCGATCCGCGAGGCTGTAGAGCGACAGTTCCTCGGGATCGGCCCTCAGTTTCCCTCGCGCTCCTCGACCGTCGTCACGCGCGAGATTTCAGCCGCCATCCACTGCACAATCGACGCCGGACACCGACGCATGAGCGTGTCGCGGTCCTCAAGCGTGAAGACCGCCTCGCCCTTCTCGTCGCGCGCCTTCATGATGATTGCGCCGATGAGGTAGCTGTGCGGATCGTCCTTGTAGCGGCGGGACAACTCGCGCTGCTCCGCCACCGTCATCGGTGAGACGTAGATCGCATAGGGCTTCCCGTCGGGCTGAGAGACCTCGGGGACCTCGATCCGGCGCGCGCCGATATCGTTGGCGCGCGCCACCAGTGCTTCAATCAGCCGCATGATCAGTTCGTCTTCGTCAGGGTGCCGGTGCCCTGGAAGCTGTACGTCGCCTCGACCATGCCGTCGAAGCTGGCCGTGTGCGAGCAGCCCGTCACCACCACGACGCCGCTATAGGTCGTCGCCGCCGTCGCCGTGCCTTCGGGGAGAAGCGTCACCGTCGCCGTGCCGGCGTTGGTGCCGAGCGGCGCAAGCGCCATCTGGGCATTCGTGTCGCTCTCGTCCCAGTAGCACGTCAGCTGGCCCGACCACGACTTCATGCCGGTGGTGTAGGTGCGGAACGTGTCGCCCATCGTGCTGTCTTCGATGGTGTCCTGCGTGATGTCGAGGGACCACGAACGGAGTTCGGCCACCGCGCTGGTGCCGACCCGAACGAGGCCTTCCTGGCCGCGATGGTTTGCCATTTCGTCGTCTCCTTAGGATGCAGTCGTTGGGTTGTTCTCCGCCGTGCGGTAGGTCACGGCGAACGTGAGGCGGACGACGCCGAGCGGTTGATCGCCGCCGTCCACGATGTCGATGTCAGTGCTGGTCAGCGTGCAGTCACGCGCCGCGCCGCTCAATTGCGATCCGCCAATGGCGGCCTCGACCTCGGCGGCGATATCGTCAAGGGTTTCATCAACATCGGCCACGGCGCGCGCCATGCCCTCAACGATGATGTCGCAGCGGCGAACCAGCTTGCTCGGCACGCCCATGACGATCTCTCGCTCGCTCGTCTCGCCGCGCGCGTAGACCAACAGCGCGGGCAGCAGATGCGCGGCGATCGGATAGACCCGCGACCGATAGACGCGCGCGCCGGTTGTCGCAAGGCCTGTGAGGGCCGTCACCATCGCATCGCGGATTGCCTCGCGCTGGTGCGGCATCAGGGCTTCTCCAGCAGCAGCGTCGTCACGCCCGTGCCGTCAGCCTGGACGACGCGGATTGTGTAGGTGGTCGAGCCGATACGCAGCGCATCGCCTTCGCGCGTGCCTGTCGGCAAGTCTGCGGTGGCAACCATGAAACGAGGCTGCGACACCGCGAACGGGATGCCGCCGCGCGGGTCAACAGCCTCGTATTCGTCGTCGTAAATCCCGGCAACCTTCGTGCCGACCGTCTGGCCGACGCGCGTGACGCGAGCGGCGACACCGAAAATATCGATGTCCATCAGCGCCGCAATGTCGCCTTGGATGTTCATGTCACGGGCTCCAGCTTGCCGATGTGCTCGAGATAGTTCAGCACCAGTTCCGCCACCTTCTCAGGCCTCGCAAGCGCCTGGCACGCGGCGGCTTTTGTCGTCGTGTCGCGCGCGCAGAACGAATAGTTCGGCGGATGCACGCGGTGGCATGGATAGCACCCGAGCGCCAGCGGTTCGGCACTCGCGGTGTTGACCCAGTGCTTCGTCAGGTTCTCGACACTGCTATGCGACAGCGTCACGATTTTCAGCATCGGCTCAAATGCCACCGCATTGGCGATCAGGCTTTCGGTGGCGACGACAGCGTCGGCCTGTAGCGCGTACGCCAGCGCATGCCTTACGGGCCACTCCATGCCCGCATAGATGCCGTAGGGTTCGACGCCCAGCACGCTCTCATCGCGGATGTCGCCGAGCGCCACTGAATAGACTTTGCGCGCGGCCAGAAGCTCCATCAAACGCTGCGTGTAGGGCCAGTATTTGACCGGCCCGCTGCCCGCAGGATTGATGACGACGACCGGCCCCGGCAGCTCTGCACGGATGCGCTTGGCCCAGGCCTCCTCGGCGGCGCTTGGATAGTAGCGCTGGCGGAAATTGGACGGCGGCAGATCGGCGTAGGCGTGAACGGTCTCAAGATAGTTTGCGTTCATCAGCCGATGACGAACGGTCTGCGGCAGAAAGAACTCGTAGCTGGTTTCGTGCGGCAGCAGCCGGTTCTCGACGCTGCCGATCAGGTTGATGAACTTCGTATGCCGCTTGGCCTGATGGCACCAGAACGCCACCGCTTCCTCGTTCGGGATCACGGTGTCGCTGAAGACCACCAGGTCATCGATGTTCGGGTCGTGTTTCAGCACCGCGCCGCCAGTCGGCCCGACATAGCAGGTGACGTGATAGCCCTGCTCCTTGTAGTTCGCGCAGACGCTCGACGCCCAGAGCGCATCGCCGTGCCCGCCTACGCGCACAATGCCGACGCTCTTCTCGGGCTTCGGCTCGCTGGCCTTGTCCATCTGACCGGCGCTTGGCTTCTCGCGGCGGTAGACCTGGAGGAAGGAATACTCATCGTCCTGGTCGCGCGTCTCATTGACAAGCAGCGTCCAGTCCGGCGCGATCTCGCGCATGGCCGCGACGATGTCCTCGGGCGCGAAGTCGTGCTTGTGGTCAGGATTGGCACCGGGCTGCCCGATGCGCGGATACAGGTCGCAGTGCGGCAGGTAGAGCGTCAGGTGCCCGCCAGGTGCGAGAAGACGCCACCATTCGCGCAACGTTGCGCGGTAGTCCTCAATGTGTTCAAGCGTGTGCGACGAAAACACCGTGTCAAACGACTGGTCCGCGAACATCGCCAGCCTGGACGCATCGCTGATCGCGATGTCCGGCCGCATGCGGATGCCGAAAAGCTTGGTGTCCGTCAGGTTATCGACGCCGATCAGATGCGGCCAGACCTTGCGCGGTCCGCACCCGATGTCGAGGCCGCGATTGCAGTACCGCAGCACCTCATATTTGACCTTGCTCGCCTCGTCGCCGTTGCTTGTTTCCAGACGCCAAACCATCAGTCCTCCAGGGTTAAAGAAAACGCCGCGCGCCGATCTCTCGACGCGCGGCGCTAGTCATACTTGGATCAGGTCAGCTGATCCAGCATTACCGCGAAAGCGCCCGGCTGGCGGACGCCGAAGTCGGCGAACTGGTTCAGCGTGATCTTCACCTGGCCCGTGTCGCTCTTCGTGTACGGATCGACCACGATGTCCGGCGCACCGAACAGGCCCAGGACGGCCATCGACCAGTCGGACGAGAAGAACGTCGCCGAGCAGACGGTGGTGCTGGTGCCCTTGGTCAGATTCGACGGGACGTTGTTCGTCACCGCGACCCGGTAGCCGTTGACCGGCTGCGCGCCGTTGTCCCAGATGAACGGCAGGTTGGTGCCGCGCTGCACCTGCTTCGCACGACCACGAACCTTGGTGTTGGTCAGATAGCCGGCGAGCCGATCCGGTTCGGCGTTGGCGTTCGCCACCGCGCTTTCCAGATCGACGAAGTGCGCCCACGCGACCGTCGCCCCGTTCGCGCCGGCAGTCGCCGTCGAAATCGAGGTCGTGTTGCGGAGGCCCAGGATGTTCGGCGCGGTGCCGTTGCCGTTGATCGCCTGGTTCTCCAGCAGGATCGCAGCGCCCATGAGCAGGTCGTCGCGGATCATCGGCTCCAGAGCCATCGAGGACTGGATGATGGCCTGTTTGGAAACCTCGACATACGCGCCGATGCGCTTGGGCGACAGCGACAGCTTGGCGATGTTGGGGTTGGTCTCAGCCGCCGACCCGATTTCCGTCAGCATGCCGAGCGTCGAGGCGACCGACTTGCGAGGGATGTCGATGTTGGCGGTCAGACCCGGCAGGATACGCACGCCGAGACCCGCCATCACCATCGCGTTTCGCAGCGCATCGACGTAGAGATCGCCACGCAGATCGGTGGCGACGAGGTTACCCGCCTCCGTCGAAGTGCCGACGTTGAAGTCGCGGCGGTAGATGTCGAGCGGGATGTAGAAGCCCTCGGGTGCGCGGCCCATGATTTTCGCCACCGCTTCGCTCGCCTCGCGCTCCAGGCCCGCATCGGACCAGTCGCCGAGAACCGCCGCGCGCAGAGCGCGCCCGAGGCTGTAGCGCCGCGCCTCGGTCTTCGTCATGCCGACATGGGCGGCGGACGTGTCCGTGTGCCGCGTTTCCATCTTCGCCATGATCAGATCGCGGAACTGCTCGACGCTCTTGCCGTTGCGGACGGCATCGGCGGCATCACGCGCCCCGAGATACTTGGAGTACTGGTCGCCGAGGTCGAGGATCGACCGCACGCGGGCGGCCTCGAGATCCGCGCCGGCAGGCTGCTGGATGTTGTCGCTCATAGTCAGTTTCCTTTCGGATTTGGGTTCCGGTGCCACCTTCGGCGGTTCCGGCAGTTGCGGCTGCTGTTCGTCAGCGGCACGGCCCACGCCAACCGTGGGATCGGCGGGGATCGCGACAAGCGACAACTCGTACGGCTCCCAGTCGGTCACGCGGATTTCGCGCGACCCGCGAACGGGCTGCGCGTCGTGGATCATGTAGCCGACCGAGACATGCCGGCGGATGCCGTCCTGCACGTCCCGAAACGCTTCCTCGGCGAGTTCGGAGCGACCGAAGCGCACGACAGCGCGCCCGATCTTGTCCTCGTCAATGGAAGCCCGCTCGATGACGCCGATCAGCCTGGTCGGATCGTGATCGAGCAGCAGCGCGCCGCCGCCGGCCAGCCTGCCGAGGCGAACCGATTGCGGCGCGTGGTCTAGTACCTCCATGCCGAAGGAGCGCTCGTAGGGCTCCTCGGAGGAGAATGCGAGAGGCACCGTGCGGGCCTCAAGGTCAACAGAGGCGCGCTCGAAAGTGGCGACGCGCGTGTGCTTCGTGCCCTTCATGTGCGGGCCTCCTGTCCGTTTTCCATCTCGTCTTCGGCCTCGTCTTCGGCCTCGTCCTCGGGGCTGTCCTCGACCTCGACAGGCTGATCGCCCAGCACGACACCCGCAGCCGCGATCTTAGCTTGCTCGTCGGCAAGCTCGGCGAGAATTTCATCGAAATCCTGGCCGGTCTTGGCGGCGATGCGGCTGCGCGAGGTAAGACCGGCGGCGAGCAGCGCCTTCTCGGCCTCGGCATCCTTGAGCGGATCGACCCACTGCCAGCGCCGCCCGAGGAACGTGCTGGCATCGGCGAACTTGTTGAAGCGATCCGCAGGAAGCGCGCGGCCTGACGCTGGCAGCCTGACATCGCCGCGCACCAGTGCCGAGGCAAGCCACTCGCGGTAGACCGGCATCACCAAACTGTCGATGAACCAGCCTTGCAGCACCTGCCACTGATCCCGCGTCTCGATGGTGCCAGCGCGCATGCTGGAGTAGTTCACCGCCTCCAGGTCGTTCGCGAGCGTCGCATAGTCTATGTCCAGGCCCGCCGCGATGCCGCGCAAGCAGCCCTTCATGAAGCTCTCGAAATTGGCGTGCGGATAATCGGGGTTGAAGCTCTCGAAATCGTAGCCAGGCGGCAGTTCCCACATTTCGCCTGGCTCGACCTGCGCGGACAGCGACCCGGCGATGTTTTGGTCGGCAAGCTGGCCGGTTGCCTGTCCGGCGTAGCCACCATCCTCGGCGGCACGCTTGAAAAAGCCCATTTTGCTCGCGCCGACGCGCGCTGCGACGACAGCGGCTTCTTCGTAGCTGTGCAGCATGCCCATGCGGATCAACACCGCGTGCAGCCACGAATAGCCGCGCACCTGCTCCGCGCGTTCCGGCAAGAACACATGCCAGATCTGATCCGCCGGAATGCGCTCGTAGCCGGGCATCGTCCAGCCCCAGCTTTCGCCGGGATGCGAAGTTTTGACGTGATACGCGATCGGCCGCGACATGCTGTCGATCTCGACACCCATGCGGATGTTGAGGCCGTCCGGCGTGATCTTGTTCAGCGTCTCGTCAAGCCGATCGATCTCGAGCAGCTGGAGCGCGAAGCCATTCGGCAGATCACGCCGCCGCACGATGCGGACCAGCGCTTCGCCGTCGCGAGCCGCCGCCTTGATCGTCACGCGCAGCAGGTGCGCGAATGTCATGCGACCGCCGATGTCGGCGGTCTTCTGCCACTTCCACCACGCCATCTCGATAGCGCTGTTGGCGACGCTATCAAGGACGCCACTGTTGGTCAGCGCCCGAACCTGGAGCGTCGGGCCTTCGGACCCGACGATGTGCGTCGCGGTGAGCGACAGAAAGCGTCGCGCGTATTCGTGGTTGTTGCAGAGCGCTCGCGCACGCGCGCGAAGGATCGCGAGACCGTTCTCGGCGTCGCTGTTCGCCGAACCGCTCCATGTCGCCAGCGATTGCGTCAGTCGATTGACCGCAGCGCCGGCAAAGCCCGCCGACTGTTGCCGCACCATGCGGCGCGGCGCTGCGACGGGCTTCTCGCCCGCGCGAAACCATTTCAGCGGGTTCAGCACGACCATTCGGGGTGTCCTTTACAGCCGGACTTGAAGCAGGAGCGGCGATGCTTTGCCGGTGTTGAGCCGTGCGGCGGCTTCCTCGTTGGCGAGTTCACGCTGCCACATGGAGAGCAGCTTCATCATCTCGCCAAGGCTCTCAAACTCGATGTCGCGGCCAGCGATGCTGTAGCGCTTCACGCGACCCGCTGTGGCCTTGAACGTGGCGAGCGCGGTCTTGAGATCGTCCACCGCTTTCGCCGCTTGCGTGCGGAATTCCTGCGGCACCGGATTGACCGGATCGGCGGTGACCGTGAATGTCCCTCGCCGAACGGTAAACCGCTCGGTGCCGTCGGTGACATGCGCCGCCCAGTGATAGACGCCCGGTGCCCAGGTCGCCGTGTCGCTGGCGTTAACCTCAAGCAGGTGGTCGCTGCCGCTTGCGGTGCCGGTGATGTCGTAGTGGTTCGTTGCGTTGCGGAGCGCGTAGTTGAGCGTCCAGCCGTCGGTCGCCAGGTAGTCGTTCAGCGTGATCTGCCACCGCAGCGTGTCGCCCGCGATGATCGTGGTCGGTTCGACGGTCGGCGTCTCAGCGGCCATATCAGCGGCTCCTGATGTGGAAGACGGCGCTCTCTTGCAGCGTCTGGCCGTCTGACGTTGTCACCTCGGCGGTAAACACGAACCCCTTTCCCGTCGCGCCGCCCGTCAGCCGCACGCTCGCGATGGTGCCGCTGACACCGTTGCTGGTGTGCGAGATGCCGCCGGGATTGTGCGACCACGTCACGGCGGTCAGCGTCACGCCGCTGTCGAGCCGATCCGCGAAGTCGATGCCGACG